ATGACTTTGTAAAAACGGAGAAGAAGATTGACATTGTGTTCTCGCCTACCCAAATCAAGAACTACAACAACAACCAAAAGAACTTTGTGTTGAGTTATGTGGAATCTGAGAAGGATGGTGATTTGAGAATAATGTATTACGGAGGTTTGCAATCCGATGTCACTTGGAATCTTTGCTTGTTTTCATATATGGATTCCATCGTTTATCCGCAAACCAAATTGCCGATGACGATTCACTACGATTCAGTTACTGCACCGACCTTTGATATCCTATTTGGGATGCCGAAAGAATTGGGTGTTGGTGCTGGTTATCAATACGGCAATTTTAATCTTGTCACAAATTTCTATTATCGATTCATCACGGAGATCACCAATAAGAACTCCAAGATTGTACGAGCTTACTTCAGAATCACGCCATCGGATTGGTACAACTTGCGATTCAACAATTTGTATTTCTTTGAAGGTCAATACTGGAGATTAAACAAGGTCAGCGATTACAATCCAGTTGAAGAAGGCGTTTATGAATGCGAATTCCTTTTGGCTCAGTTCATCCCACCGGCAACACAAACCATCAAAGTGGTGGGTGCTGGAACGGCTGGAGGTGAGCAAGTAGAAACCTATGGTGATTTGTATCCAGCAGGTAACTTTCCATTCAAACCGGGCATCAAAGGCATCAGCGTTGGCACAAGTCAGAGTGATGGAAGTGGTGTGTTTGTGGGAACGGGAATTGTCCAATCTCCAATCAACATCAACAACTCAGGACTTGGAGTGATTGACACCGTCTTTGGGGTGGGCGTTGATGGAAGTGTGGCTCTTGTCTGCAATGACTTTGAAGTTACCAAATCGGACACACTCTACATCGGAAACTTTGAGATGTATCCAAACTTCTTGAGCGGTGGCTTAGTTCAAACAATCTCAGCAAACTACACGGCAACTGCTGACGATTATATGTTCTTGGTTGACACAACTGCTGGAAGCGTGACATTGACATTGCCCGATCCAACGGGATTGAGTGGCAAGACATTCATCGTCAAGAAAATCACCAGCGGAAACCAAGTCACAATTGACACAACCGGAACTGCAAAAATTGACGGACAAGATACACACACGGTAAATTTGCGTTGGGCAGCACATACCTTCTCAACAAACGGAACTGATTACTTCATAACTTCACAACACTAATGGCACTAAACGCAACGATTGACTTAACCGTCAAAAAGCCCGACTTCAAATCAATGAAGTCCGAAATAAAGGCACTAACCATCGAAGCCCAACAGGCGGTGATGCAGTTCGGTGAATTCTCACCCGAAGCACGAAAGGCAGAAGCGGCACTTGCATCTGCTCGTGATAGGATGGATGACTTCAATGATCGTGTGAAAGCGGTTAATCCTGATAAGTTTGCCCAATTGAACACAGTTGTTTCAGGCGTTGCTCGTGGATTCCAAGCAGCACAAGGAGCAATGGCATTGTTCGGCAATCAATCAAAGGACTTGGAAAAGACAATGATCAAATTGCAAGGTGCGATGGCATTGGCTGAAGGTCTTGAAGGTCTTGGAAAAGTTCAACAACAATTCACGGCAATTGCAGGAAACATCAAAGGTGGTGTGATTAACGCATTCAAAGCGTTGGGTAATATGTCGACATTGGCATTTGGCGTGATTGGAGTTGCATTGACATTGATCATCACCAATTTTGATACACTCAAAAAAGCCGTGATGAGTTTGATTCCTGGTCTTGGCAAGATGGCGGATGTCATTGGTGGATTAGTTCAGCAGTTTACCGATTTTGTTGGTGTGACATCTGCACAAGATAGAGCATTAGACAAGTTGAACAAGACAACTGCAAAATCAAATGAGCAACTTGACCGAGAGATTGCACTCTTAAAAGCACGAGGAGATGAGGTTGGTGCATTTAGCAAACAACGGGAGAAGTTGACTAATGACTTAGCACAAGCTCGTGCAAACTACGGCAAGAACACGGAGAAGGAATGGGGCAAAATAATTCTTGACACCAAGAATGCGTTGGACATCTTGGAAGTTGAAGAAGGCAAGTATATCACAACCCAAGCACAAGCACAAACCGATGCCAACAAGGAAAGAGAAGCCAAAAGACAAGCAAGGATTGCAAAGGAAATACAAGACGAACTGGATCGACAAGCCAAACTTGAAGCAATCAGAAAGACGAATCTTGATCAGGTGATTTCTGCTGAGTTGTCAGCAAATGACGCAGCAAGACAAAGCCGTTTAGCACAAGCAACAACTGAGGATGAACGGATTCAAATTGAATATGAGAATAAAATTGCAGCACTGAAAGAAGCTCATATTCAAGAGCAAATTGCGGCTGCTGGGAATGCTGAAGCGTTGGCGTTAATTGATCAGAAATATGAGGATTTAAGGATTGTCGCAATTGCTGAAACGGACAAAGCAGAACTTGAACTAAACAAGAAGAATGTTGCGGATCAATTAAAACTTGACGAAGAAGAAGCGGCAAAGAAAAAAGTAATCAACGACAAAGCAACTGCCGATGCACTTGCCAACGATGCTGCCATAAAGCAATCTAAACAAGATTTATTTGATGCGTCTATAGGTTTGGCAAATGCTGTGATTGGTCTTGTTGGTCAACAAACTGCTGCTGGTAAAGTGTTGGCATTGGGAACAATCGCGGCAGATACGGCAATGAGTATTTCAAATGCAATGACCGTGACAACATCACCATCACCGGACAATGTCGCAACGGGTGGTATTGCTGGTATTGCAAAATATGTGGCACTTGCTGCAATGATTCTGAACAATGCAAAGAGAGCAAAAGATATCTTGAAAGGTGGTCAGCCATCCGCATCAGCACCTGCACAAATGAACGGAGGAGGAATTCCACAAATGTCAGCACCAAATATCAGCTCATCACTACCAACAGTAAGCGGATTTGATACCAAAGTTTTCGTGACTGAAGGTGACATCAGAAGAACGACTGATCGTGTGGATACTACGAGAAAAGTATCCGTTGTGAAATAACGCTATTTAAGAAAGATGAAGTTACCAGTATACCGATTAGACATCAACGAGTTTGATGAAGAGACAGGCATTGAGTTTGTTTCTTTGGTTGAAACTCCAGCCATACAAAAGGACTTTCTTGCGTTCGCAGAAATCACCCAAAGGTTTGAAATCAAGGATGAAGAAAAACGCATTGTGACAGGTGCGGCAATGATTGCCGACCTACCCATCTACCGAAGGGACGATGTTCGTGGTGAATACTATGTAGTGTTCGACAAGGAGAGCATCTTCAAGATTGCAAAGAAGTGGGCAAGGTCAAACAAGTACGATGCAGTAAACACTCACCACAAGACACCCATCGCAGATGGCGTGAGCTTATTTGAATCATACATCATTGATCGTGAACGGGGCGTGATGCCACCGAAGGGATTTGAAGAGGTTGCCGATGGTTCTTGGTTTGTCAGTTACCTGATAGACAATGAAGATGTTTGGTCAAAGGTGAAGTCAGGCGAGTTCAAAGGATTCTCGGTTGAGGGTGTTTTTGACTTTCCAGTTGATGCTGATGAGCAACTAATTGAGGAGATGAAATCCTTGCTTTCCAAATGGAATGGCAAATAAAATTGCAACACTTAAAACAAAAACCTAATTATATAACAAATGAACGCAAAAGAAACACTCAAGGAAATCCGCACAATGCTTGGATTCTCTGACGAACCCGTTGCCGTTGAATTAGCGACTGCTACTTTGACCGATGGCACTGTAATTACTTACGAAGGCGAATTGGCGGTAGGAACTGCCATCTTCGTTCAAACTGCTGAAGGTGATATCCCAGCACCTGATGCAACTCACGAGGTTGAAGGTGGATTGTTGGTGACAACTGTTGACGGAATCGTTACCGAAATCGTTGAACCTGAAATCGAAGTTGAAGTAGAAGCCGAAGAGTTCGCAACCGTATCTGCATTCAACGAAGTTGTTGCCAAGATGGAAACTGCAATCGCTGAATTGACTGCTAAGGTGGCAACATTGACTGCATCAAACAACACACACAAAGAAGCAATGAGCAAAGCAATCGACTTGATTGAGAAAGTTGCTGACTTGCCTTCAGAAGAACCAACAAAAACTCCCGTTTCAAACAAAAAGAACGACCAGTTTGAAGCATTGAAAAAATTCAAAAACGCAATAAACAAATAAAACTATGTCATTTTCCGTAGGAACACTCGCAAACTACACCAATGAGCAGTCAACTGACTTGTTGGTAAAAGCCCTTTTTGGCAGCAAAACTGCAACCTTGTTGCAATCTTCTAACCAAGTTCAAGTAGGTATCAAATCTGCATCTGCTTTGAACATCCTTGCTTCAACTGTTTTCTTCCAGGCAGACGGTTGTGGTTACAATCCATCAGGTACAACGGCCTTCACTCAACGCACTATCACCGTTGGTGCAGTGAAAGTTGAAGAGACTTTGTGTCCTAAAACTTTGGAAGCAAAGTGGATGCAAACTCAAATCATGCCCGGTTCACCAACAATGATTCCTTTTGAAGAGCAAGTAGGTGCTGAAAAGGCTGCCGTTATTGCACAAACTTTGGAAGTTGCAATGTGGCAAGGTGATACCGCTTCAGGTAACCCTAACTTGAATCGTTTTGACGGATTCACCAAAATCGTTTCTGCCGCTTCTCCAGTATTGGCGAACGCTTCACCAACAACTTTCACAACTGTAACTTCTGCGAACATTGATGACATCTTGGATCAAATCTACGCTAACATCCCTGCTGCCGTTGCTGAAAAGAATGACTTGGTTTGTTTCGTTGGTATTGATGTTTACAAGTTGATGTTGGTTAATTTGAAGAACGCCAATTTGTTTCACTATGTGGCTGATGCTGCAACTGAAATGGAAATGGTGTATCCTGGAACTAATATGAAGTTGATCGCCGTTGGTGGTTTGAATGGAACAAACAAAATTCACGCTGGTTCTTTGTCAAACTTCTTTATGGGTACTGACTTGATTGACGAGCAAGAAGAAGTGAAAATGTGGTATTCACAGGACAACGATGAAGTTCGTGTTCGTTTTACTTTCAAGGCTGGTGTTCAGGTTGCTTTCCCCGGAGAAATCGTTTACTTCACCCTTTAATCTAAGGTAGGATGGCTTGTTTATTAACATCAGGATTTACCCTTGATTGCAAAGAAGCAATCGGGGGTATCAAAAGCATCCACCTAATCAGTTGGACTGCATCAAAGTTTACCGTTGTTAGTGGTGTAGTAACCGCCACAACTGTTGTAAGCGGTGATGTATACACTTACGAGCTACCGAAAGCAACCGGCTCAATGACAAACACCACAAATGTGAGCATTGAAAACGGCACATCTTTCAACCAAGCTGACATTGCGTTCAAACTTCGCAGATTGTCAACCACCAAGCGTAACGAGATGAAACTCCTTGCACAAGGTCGTTGCTATGCAATCGTGAAAACGAACAACGATGAGTATTGGTTGGCTGGTAAGGACTTGGGTTGTGATGTGACTGCAATGGTCAGCAACACGGGTACTGCAATGGGTGACTCTACTGGATATGAGGTGACTCTATCCGCAATCGAAGCCGAAGCACCATTCTTGCTTCAAGCATCAGTAGTAACTACATTGGGCATTTAATTCTGCTTGATTCATAGAGAAAGGGGGTGGGCATTTGCTCACCCTTTTTTGTTACATAAAAGACAAGTCGCTATTTTATTAAGATGTTGGTAATTGACAAAGCGGAATCGAAGAATTGGTATGTAACTCTGACCGAGAAAGTCACGATTGCAAACCCTTATTTCTTGTTTGCATTCACCCATCGTGTGACCAATGAATTGACAACCGTCATCTTGACTGACATTTCAACTCAAACGGAGAGATACAACAAATTTGCAGTCATTGAGGGTACAACATTTGACCTTGATGCAGGTGAATTTGAATATGTCATCTACGCACAAACATCACCAAGCAACTTGTCACCATCTTTGGCAGACGAAGAAGTTGAAAGCGGTGTATTGAAAGTTGAGTTTGATGTCACTCGCACATCATACGAAGTCACTCTCAACGAGAAAATCTATGAGATTGAACAACCCACACAAATTCTATTTATGTTGCTTGAGAACGGGGATTTTGTCCTCCTTGAAAGCGGTGATAAAATACTACTATAATGGCAGATCAAAAGATATCCCAATTAACCACTATCGTCACCGTTGACACGGCAGCGGATTTGTTTCCAATCGTTGATACATCAGCAGCCGAAACAAAGAAGATCACACCTACCGCATTGAAAACGGCATTGGCGTTGAACAATGTTGACAACACAAGTGATGCAAACAAGCCGATTTCAAGTGCAACTCAAACGGCATTGGATGCGAAACAAGCAACACTTGTATCAGGAACAAATATCAAGACCATCAATTCAACTTCCATTTTGGGAAGCGGAAACATTGCCATCAGTTCGGCAGTTGCTTGGGGTGGAATTACAGGCACTTTGTCAACTCAAACCGATTTGCAGACGGCATTGGATTTGAAGGTTGACGAAAACGCTGCCATTACTGGAGCGACTAAAACAAAAATTACCTACGATGCAAAAGGTTTGGTAACTGCTGGAGCGGACTTGGCAGCAGGTGATTTGCCTACTGGTATAGATGCTGCAAAAATTAGCACGGGATTAATCAGCAATGCTGAGTTTGATTATTTGAATGGCTTGACGGACAATATCCAAACGCAGTTTACAGGTAAGCAAGATACTTTGGTATCGGCAACCAACATCAAGACAATCAACAGCACATCGGTGTTGGGTAGTGGCAATATCGCAGTAGAGCCAACAATCACCGCCACAACTTCAGCAGATTACTATCGTGGTGATAAGACCTTTGCAACTTTGAACAAGACCGCAGTCGGTTTGGGTAATGTTGATAACACTTCAGATGCAAACAAACCAGTTTCTACTGCCACGCAAACTGCACTTGATGCCAAGACAAACAAACTTATTGTAACCAACCGACAAACGGCATCCTATACCTTAGTGTTAGGTGATGCCGATAAATTGGTAGAGATAAACAATGCCAGTGCAAACAACTTGACAATTCCTTTGAATAGTTCGGTAGCCTTTCCAACAGGTACTCAGATACTTTTGGCACAATACGGAGCAGGTCAAACCACCATCGTTGCAACGAGTGGCGTAACGGTGCGAAGCAACGGGGCAAAGTTGAAATTGAACGCTCAATATAGCGGTGCAACTT